CCCAGCTTACGTACCTCATCTTACTAATACACAGTTTAGACAGTGTGACGCCTATACACAAGAGACGGTTGACTTCTATCGTGAACTAAACCCTGAAGGCTATGATATTATCTTAGAAGATGGACCTCATACTCTCGAAACACAGATCTATGCTATACAGCACTATTCTAGCCTTCTTAAGCCAGGTGGCGTTTTAGTTGTAGAAGATATTACTGAGATCGAGCATATCGATGAACTCATTAAGCATATTCCTGTTGGCTACACATACGAGTACTTCGATCTACGCGGTATCAAAGGACGTTACGATGATATTGCTTTAGTTGTTCGTAGAAAGAAAACTAAACGCGATGCTAAGATCGTAATGATCGCTATGTTCAAGAACGAAGCTCCCGTACTTCGTCGTATGCTTGACTCTACTCTTGGCCATTGCGACTACTATGTAATGCAGAACAATGGCTCTACAGATGGCTCAGAAGAGATTGCTAGACAATTCCTCGAAGAAAATGGCCTTAATGGTGAGATCTATTTCTGCGAAGAAGGATGGCAGGGCTTCGGTTGGAATCGTGATCACCTTATTCGCTACTGTCAAGAGAAGACTAATCACGGGTGCGATTGGATTCTTAAGATGGACTGCGATGAGATTCTAGAAGTCGATGATGATTTCGACTGGTCGTTAATCGAAGATCCAGAAGTGCCCGGCTTCCACATTACCGCTGTCGCTGGTACTACTGTATATCATCGCTGCTGGATGTGGAACGCTCGCATGCCATGGGGCTTCAATCATGACCCGTGTCATGAGACAATCTATCACCAGGAATGGGGCGAAAGTTTTGAGCGTGTTGATCTTCCACAGGGTATTAGACAGATTGGTCTAAACGAGGGTCAATCTTGGTCTAATCCTACTAAATTTGTCACTGACGCTCTTACACTTGAAGAGAAGATGATCTCTGAAGGCGATATGCTTGAAGAGCATAGACAGTATCACTTCTGGTATATTGGTAAGTCGTACTTTGATGCGCACGAATGTCATACATTCCCGCTGAAAGATAGTCACAAACGTGAATACGCTCGTAGAGCTATCTGGTACTTCGCTGAATGGATCAAGCACGTCTATAAGAATAGACCTCTAGGATTTAACGAATCAGCATATAATGGCTTGATTTTTTCTGCAGAAGCGCGTAGATTCTTAGGTGAGTGGGACGAGGCTGTTGCAACATATAAACAAGCTGAAGTATTTGCACCTATTCGTAATGACCACTTAATTGGTCTAGCGCAGTGCTACGAACATCTTAAGCAATATGATAAGATGCTTCAGATTACTGAAAGACTGATTGACCCTAAGCGTAAAAATCCATTCCCTCATAGTGCATCGTTTATTAATAACGAACACTATGTAGATACCGGAACGCTTCCAGGTAGACTGCATAAGCTTGCACAGGACTATGTAGAGGCTAGAAGACTAAAACCGTCGCTGCCATTCTACATTAACACTAAGCAAGAGCAGACAAAGCGCTTATTCGTTGTCGATAACTTCTATGCTAATCCAGATGAAATCCGAAACTATGCTCTCACGCAAGTAGAGTATGAAGAAGATAATCGCTGGTATAAGGGGCTCCGTTCAAAGACGGTTTATCGCCCTGACGGTATGAAAGAAGCTTTCGAGCATATTATCGGTCAGAAGATCATTGACTTCGAATCGGGCTATAATGGTGTATTCCAGATTATGCGATCGCATGACCCGCAAGTATACCATTATGATACGCAGCGCTGGGCTGGTATGATTTACCTATCGCCTAATGCACCTCTTATCTCTGGTACGAGACTGCATAAATCTAAGGTAAACGGAACAAGACATAGAGACGAACCTAACTGCGATGATGCATTCCAGGGCGACTTCTATGACTCGACCAAGTTTGATATAGCTGATTCCGCAGCTAATATATACAATAGACTGCTAATTATGGATGCAGGTTCATTCCATTCTGCAGGACCATATTTCGGTAATACTATGGAATCTGGTAGACTAACCCACCTATTCTTCTTTGACTAAGGATATATTATGAAATTTAGTATCATTACCCCGGAACATGATCCGGCTAACATTCCTTTTCTTCTTGAGCTGTATGAGTCTATTCTTACGCAGACGTATGAAAACTGGGAATGGATTCTCTACCTAAACAACAAGTGCACTATCAACCACATACCTGATTGCATTAAGATGCACCCTAAGGTAAAGATCTTTCGTCAAGAAGACGATAACAAGAACATTGGTTATATTAAGAATCGAGCATTCAATCTCGGTACTGGAGATGTGCTGGTCGAAGTCGATCATGACGACCAGATCACACCTGACTGTCTGGAAGAGCTGGCAAAGGCCTATGAAGATGAATCAGTAGGATTTGCTTTCACAGACGCTGCTGTTCTCCATATGACTGATAAGTTCATTCCGTTCAATCCTGCCTATGGTTGGACGTATAGAACGTTTGAATGGAAGGGTGAAGAGCTCATCGCTATGAACTCCTTCCCACCTTCGTCACATTCTGTCGGCTACATCTGGTATGCACCTGACCATGTTCGTTCGTGGAGAACATCTCTCTATAAGGAGATTGGCGGTCATAACCCTGAGCTGTCTATCTGTGATGATCATGAGCTCATGATTCGCACCTATCTTAACACTCGTATGTGTCATATTCCTAAGGTATGCTACATCTATCGTATTACTGGTGATAATACTTGGCTTGAGCGCAACGAAGCTATTCAGGTTAAGACAGTTGAACTGTTTAAGGAGCATGCAAGAGCTCTGGCTGAGAAGGATGCTGATATTCGCGGACTGCTTAAGGTAGACATCGGCGGTGGATTAAATCCATATCCTGGCTACGTAACTGTCGATACTCGTGAAACAGCTGACTACGTTCACGATCTGAACGATGGTATTCCGCTGCCTGATAACTCAGTAGGTGTTCTGAACGCATCACATATTCTTGAGCATCTTCATGATAAGACTAAGATCATGGGTGAGATCCATCGCGTTCTAGCTCACGGGGGCTGGGCCTTTATTGAGATCCCATCTACTGACGGACGTGGTGCATTCCAAGATCCAACTCATGTCTCCTATTGGAATGAAAACTCTTTCTTGTACTATACTGATAAATACCTTGCGGACTTTATCGACAATAAGACGATCAGGTTCCAAGAGTTTAGGAAAGAAACATATTTCCCAAATGAGTGGATGCAAAGACTCGGTGTATTGGTAACGACAGCATGGCTAGTCGCAGTTAAGGATGATAGCATTAGGTACCCTCATTTGTTAAGCATTTAAGAGGTATAAATGGGTATAGCCACACCGCAATCCGGCCAGATTGCTTTTTCTGATATTAATGTTGGTATATTAAACGCCGGTTCCACAGCTCAACTTGATATGAACACAGCTGCTGTACGCCTGGGCTATGGATCAACCAGTCAGGTGTCAATATCCAACCTTCGAGGGGCTACTGGTGGCGTGGTTACTATTGCATACAGGGCCCCTGCAAAATTTGTGCCTGGAGGGTATGGATATGATTCATTATTCAGTCCTCAGGCTGGCTCTGCAACCGGTATAACATATCGCCCCGCACCAGAAAGTACATACCTTTATCAGATATTTGACGGTGAGTTTGACACAGGAACTACGGGGTTTGGTATGTGGAATGCTGACTTTAGCGCAGCCCCTGCAGGATGGCAGGGTACAAACGTAACACGCGCGGCTCTGGGGGACGGGCAGAGAACTATTAATACAGCTGATTCAGGGGGGCTGACTGTTGCCTATACGATGCCCACATCCGGCACCACAACATGGGGGCTCAAATTTGGATAATATATTATGAAGCATAATTGGTGTATACATCCAGGTATATTTAATAATCAAAATATTGATAAAATAGTAAAATTTATTGAAAGTAATTATACGCTGCAGCCTGGCAGGCTTGGTGTGGGTAATAATGTTTTTGATGAGAACGTTAGAGGATGTGAAGTTGCCTGGGTTGGTTTGACAGGCCAGGATGCATTCATTCGAAACCTTCTCTGGGATCATATTAAGCTTGTTAATAGTGAAGCTTTCGGTTTTGATATTCAATTATTAGAGCCTGTTCAATACACTGTATATAATGGTGAAAGCTCAGACCATTATACCTGGCATAGAGATACGTACTTTACCTCCGACAAGGTTTATGATAGAAAAATTACACTAGTCATGCAACTCACTGACGGGGATGAATACGAAGGCGGGGATCTTCTTTTAGAAGATGATTTTACACCTATCAAGCCGGATCAAAAAGAGCTAAGAACAAAAGGCACTATATTGGTTTTTCCGTCGTTCGTTAAGCATACCGTGACGCCAGTGACAAAGGGTATTAGACGGACCCTAGTTGCTTGGGCTATTGGGCCACATTTTAGATGATTGTTTGTTCACTGCCTAGATGTGGTGCAACGAAGTTCTGTTTAGATTTACAAGAGTCAAGCGGGCTTAAGTTCGTAGGTGAGCTTAACCCACTTTACATGTATGAGAATCTCAAAGCATTACATCATGAAACAGGTATACAACAAACGTACACTGCAAGCGAATTTGCTAGCTTAATTCATAATAACGATAACAATATAATCCTTGTTAATAAATCACCGCATCTCATTGTTGATAGAGCTCATACAATAGTATTAAGAAGGAATATGAGCGAAGCATTCTTGAGCTACGCTAACTTTATCTTAAAGCTTTACCCCGATATAAATACAAAAGTACTCATTAAAGAACTACAAGACACAGTATATGATTACTATGGTCTTAAATCATATATCGATCAGTATCCCTGTAACATAGTATGGTACGAAGACTATTTTAATCTATATAAAACAAGCACACCGCTGTTAGATGAGCATAGACATGAGAGGGTTATAAAAAAGGCGATTATTGATGTTATCGAATCATGTAGATAAGACATATCATCTTTTTATATTACAACTCGTAATGCCAATATTGGCACTCTGGGTTATTTTTACGCAATTTTCCTTTGGCTGGTACAATGCATCCTGTTGTTGAGTTTATTTGTACAGGCCTTGGCTTTTATGGTAGTATGTCTTCACCTATCGAGTTCTGTGCTGCACATATGAACCATCATAAGTTTATGGATACAGAAAAAGACCCTCACTCACCAAAGCATATCGGCTGGAAGGCTATGTTCCCGTTGTTCTGGACTGGTAGAGATCAAGGCGATATTAAAACAATAGTAAGACTAGGTAAGAACAAGATAACGAGATTCTATCATGATTACTACTGGTATCTAATCTTTGTACCTCTATTACTATGGCCTATTTCTACAAATGCTTTTCTATATCTCTTCGTTGTTCCTGTAGGGTTCTCGTTAGCAACACTAACGATATCTACTCTTAACCATGATGAAAATGGTCCGAAAGATATGGGTCTGCTTTATGGAATTCTTACTGGCGGAGAACACCACCACACCTGGCACCACTCACATGCCGTTGATACAAGCGGAGAAGGTTTTGTTGATGTGATTGCTAATCTAATTGCAACTAAAAGGTTAAGTAAATGATTGTTGAGTTATATCAGATAAATTCACTGTCGGAAATCGATTTTGATAGTCTTTTCGCCGATTCAATTGAACGGATGGATAAGAACTTTCTTTGGCCTGAGGTTATTAAAGATAATTTTGAGATGAAGAAGAAAGTATACCGTGATCAACTTATTACAGCTATCAATGGTAAATGGCAACTCAAAAATGAAACTGATACATTTATTATGATCACTACAAAAGTAGACGGTGTTATAGTTGAATTTGCTGCTGGCTATAAAGAAGCTGAAGGATATCTTGCATTACGTTGGAATTTAATCTCTAACGCTGGTGGAGATGGTAGCTGGCGCTACACACCTGAAGCGCATGCAGCGCGTATGCAGTTTATGTCAGATAATGGCATTATTGGCATTAAAGAATATACTTTTGTAGGTTCACTATTATACCTAATGCGTAAACAAAGACTATCAACAGGTAATTATACACTCGAAGAAAATCCCATTATTCGAGACCCCGATCCTTATCCAGGCTATCAATTTGTCGAGTTGATAACTAGGTTCAACTAATACTATGAAATTTCTTCTTAATGTAGGGGCAGAAAAGACTGGTACTACGTGGCTTCATAATTATTTTCGTAACCATCCTTACTATCATGATATCGGTAAAGAGTTGAATATAATTCAGCGTAATGATCTTGTACCAACACATTGTCTATACCCAGCATATAAAAGCGACATAGAGAAATACTTCAGTGATATCTCTAAGCTTAATAAAGTTACTGGTGATTTTACACATTACGAAGGCTCTACAGAGAATATATTCCGTCTGATTAAAAACGGCTTTCTTAAATATGATATAGAAGTTGTACCAGTCTATATTATGCGCGAACCAATTAGCCGAGCCTGGTCATCTTGGAATATGCTTCAAGGTGCTGCAGAATATCATAGATTACAGTATCATGAGATTAACAAGTTCGATATGCCTGGGCCAGCTGCTTTTACCATACATAATTTTCTTCAATGTAAATACAAAGAAACAGTTGAAGCTTTAGATAGTGTATTCAGCACGCCTCTCTATTTCTTCTATGAAGAATTCTTTAATCAAGAAAATCTAGATAAGATCTGTGATGCTTTAAATATACCTAGCTACCCTGGCTACTTCACAGAGAAAATAAATGCTGGGTACTATGATCCAGATATCCCTATTGAGTTTGTTAACATGTTCGGCATCACACCTAAGCATCTCAATGCAATTAAATTTTTAAAGGAAAGATTCGGTGAACTCCCTTGGGATCTCTCTCGTTACGAAAGAAAGTAGTATAAACGACGAGCTGAGAGTAAATCTCCTTAGACATCCTTATTTTCATAATAACTACAGTTTTGAACTTCAGGATACCTTTATAGTACAGCCTACGTCAGAATTTGACGAGGCTGTTTTTCAGTTTCTGAAGGACGAAAATTTTGACCATTCAGGGCGCATTGTTGAATACTGGTTTCAAAATGGTAAAGCTGCTCTATCACCTCATTGCGATTACAATTTCATATATCGTGATAAGATGAAGTTAGAAGGCGGTGATTGGCCGCATAAGGTTGATAAAAATCTAATTGTGTCACCTATTACTATTGCTGTATATCTGGAAGTATCAGATGATATGTCTGGTGGAGAATTGTGTATCTCAGGTAGAACATGGTATGAAGAGGAAGAGCCTGCTACTGTGAGTGGGAAGTATATACAACGACTACCGTATCAATCAATCATCCCAAAACAAGGTCTAGCTATTTACTTCAAAGGTTCAGAGCATTATCACTGGGTAAACAAAGTAACAACTGGAAGTCGGAAGAGCATGCTTATCAATTTTTGGCCAAAAGAGCTTCTTGATAAATAATAAAAACCAATATTAGGATGATCGTATGGCCGTTCCAACCACAAGAGAAGAATTTAAAGAGTATTGCCTGCGTAAACTAGGCAAGCCAGTCATTGAGATTAACGTTGATGATGATCAGGTTGATGATCGTATTGACGAAGCTCTACGTTATTACTGGGACTATCACTTCGATGGTACAGACAAGATCTACTATAAGCATCAAGTTACTTCGCAGAATGTTACTGACAAATACATAACAGTACCAGAGAACATTATTGGAGCTGTCCGTGTATTCCCTATCGCTGATCCTATTGTACGCTCAGACGATCTCTTCAATATTCGCTATCAGATTGCCTTAAACGATCTCTATACTCTTACATCTGTTTCTATGGTTCCGTACTATATGGTTATGGAACATCTAGCTCTTATTTCAGAGATGCTAGTAGGTCAGCAGCCAATTCGCTTTAACAGGCATAAGAACCGCGTCTATATCGATATGGACTGGGGTAATATTAATGTCGGGGAATACCTTCTAATTGAAGCGTATGAAGTTGTTGATCCTGATACATGGAGTCAGATCTGGTCTGATCGTTGGCTACAGAACTACACAACAGCCAAGATTAAGTACCAGTGGGGCTCTAACCTTACTAAGTTTACCGGTATGAACTTACCCGGTGGTGTACAGTTTAACGGCGAAAAGATTCTTAACGACGCACAAGATGAATTGCAGAAAATGGAACAGGAAATGATTTCTTCCTACTCGCTGCCTGTTTCCGATATGATAGGCTAATAATATGCCAAACGTGTTTTTTAATAACTTTAACAGTTACGCTGAACAGACGCTTATTGAGGACCTCATCTGCGAGAGTCTGACTATCTATGGGCATACTGTTTACTATCTGCCTAGAGATATTCAAAAACGCGATGAGATATGGTCTGAAGATTCACTATCCTACTATCGCCTAGCTCTTGAATTCGATATGTACATTAAGTCATACGATTCATATGAGGGTGATGGTACATTCCTATCTAAGTTCAATCTCGAAATTAGAGATCAGGTTACATTCACAGTCGCGCGCCGTAACTTTGGCGGTGAAATAGCTACTCAGCGCGCTGATATTCAAAGACCCCGTGAAGGCGATCTCATCTATTCAACTATGATGAAGCGTCTCTTTGTTATCAAGTACGTTAGCAGCACAGCCATCTATTATCAGATGGGTGAATTACAGACCTGGGATATTGTTTGCGAAGTTTGGGAATACTCAAACGAGAGATTCGATACCGGTGTCGATGAGATTGATGCTATCGAAACGCAATATTCAGTTGCTAATGTATACTCTAATACAGCGTATGAAGCTGCTATGTTAGATGTATATGCACAAAATCAAGAGTTTCAAGAGGCTGGAACCAGTGTTATAGACTGGACCTCTGTGGATCCTTTCTCGGAGGGTAATGTATAATGTTTGTAGGACAGACTGGATTCGGCCATGGTTTGCTTAGAAAGTATGTTATATACTTCGGCACTCTATTCAATAATATCTGGCTCAAGAGATACGACAATGCTGGTACGCTGGTACAGACATCTAAAGTACCTCTTAACTATGGGCCACGTGAGAAGTTTCTTGCAAGATTAGTCGGTAACCCTAATCTCGAAAGATCTATTGCTATTCAACTTCCAAGAATGACTTTCGAGATGACAGGTCTTTACTATGACCCATCCCGTAAGCTGAACGCTGTTAATAGAACGACTGCGCCTGTTCCGGGGCAAGAAGGTCTTACAAGATATCAATATCAACCAGTACCATACAATATTGACTTTACACTTTCTATTATGGTGAAGAATATTGAAGATGGTACATACATTATTGAGCAGATTCTACCTTACTTTAATCCGGTATGGACTGCTACACTTAATATTAACCCCGATTTAAATCAGAAGCACGATGTGCCGATTACTCTAGATAATATTGTATGTGAAGATACTTACGAAGGTGATTTCGTTAATAGAAGAGCAGTCATCTGGACACTTTCATTTACAATGAAGGGATACTTCTTCGGTCCAACCTATCAAGCTAACGGCTCTATTATTAGAGAAATTGACGTTAACGTTAAGGTCCCAGGAAACGGTACCTCAATTGAAAATGCAAACTCAACTAATACAAACTATCTCTTGAACATCGACATTAAGCCAGGACAAAATGCAAATGGCGAGCCTGTCACTTATTATGAAAACACAAGACTTCATACATATACATTGTCTAGTGCTACAGGTGTATTCTCACCTACAGAGAAGGTTTATGTAGATGGTGATAACTATGTCTATGTTGCGTCGAGTAACTCTACAGTTATGACAGCACGTAACATAACTGGTAATATTACTAACGGAAGCGTATTAACAGGTCTCGATTCTGGCTACACAGCTACAATTACTAGCGTATCAGTGACACCGGAAAACTCTGTTAATAACCTTACGATTGCTGCAAATAGTGACTTCGGATTTATATTCGATATTACAGAGAGTTTTGGATGACAAAACAATTAGATGATGCTCTGGGACTGAATTCTGTACCAGCTGTTTATGAAGAGAATGAAAATTTACCGGCTGTAGTTAGTGAGCAAGCAGACGGTGATGTCGATGCAGCCCGCGAAGGCTTATACGACGCTCTTTCATTATCACAGCAAGCTGTTCAGGATATGCTAGCAATTGCTCAGCAATCACAGCACCCTAAAGCATACGAAATATTAAACTCAACTATCAAAACAATGGCTGATATTAGCATGGGCCTGGCTGACTTGCAACTGAAAAAGCAACGACTCAATAAAGGTGTACAGCAGCCAGCTGGTGAAGGTAACGTTACAAACAATCTATTTGTTGGTTCTACAGCAGAGCTTCAAAAGATGCTCGAGGATATGAAGAATGGCAATACCAACAGTTGATAGAGGCTATAACGGTAACCCGTTACTTAAGAAGTCAAGAAAGAAGATTGCTTGGACGCAAGAGCAGGTACAAGAATGGCTCAAATGCGCGCAAGATCCTATCTACTTCGCTGAGAAATATATTAAGATCGTTCATGTCGATCATGGCTTTATTCCGATCAGGTTATATGAATATCAAAAAGAAATCATACAAAAGATCACCAATAATCGCCGTGTTACTGTGGTTACTTCCCGTCAGGCTGGTAAGACTACTACAGCTGCTGCGGTTATCCTCCATTATATTCTCTTCAATGACCACAAGACAGTAGCTCTTCTCGCTAACAAAGGTGATGCGGCTAGAGAAATTCTAGACCGTATCAAAGCAGCTTACGAAGCTCTACCGGATTGGTTACAGCAGGGCGTTGAGGAAT